CAAAAGATTAGATATTTTCGTTTAAAAGCAACAAGCGTAAGTTCTGCTACAATTAGTGGTTATTACTTAGGAGGAAGATAATATGAAACTTATACATCCAGATTCATTTATAACGGTTGCTAGACAACACATTAAGGAAAAAGGATCTATCACTAAGCAAAATTTAATTCAATTTTTATTAAAAAACTACGGTAATATAGATTGGGTCAGAGAAATATTAATAAATTCATTTATACGAAACCCAAACGCCGGAGCAAAATATGGTAAAATTGAAAATAATAATATATTTTATCTCGAAAAACAACAAACGTTCATCTACAAAGATTAATTGTGAGTAAAGTAAACGACACCAAGTATCTACTAGCACATTATCCACTCACAGGACATACCAAAGACATAAGCGGTCATGGAAGAGACATAGAGTATTATCAAGGAGTAAATTGGGCTAATACGAATATAGCTGGATTTGAGTCTCCTAAATTCAATGGAACTGATTATTTCCAAGTTTATTCAGCATCTTGGTTTCGCGTTCAACCACCATTGTCATTTACCGCTTATATTGAGAACGAATCGTTTTCGGGACAAAAAGAAATTGTAAATGTATGGGATTATAATGTTGATCAAAAAGCATACAGATTTAATTTAGAAAATGGAAAATTACAATTTAAAGGATCTTCAAATCAAACAATTGCTACAACATCGACTTCTTCGTTAATAACAGGAGCATCTCACGTTGGAGTAACTGTAAATTCATCAGGGGTAGTTAAGTTTTATATAAACGGAGAATTAACCGACACCGACACAGGATCTCCAACGTCATACATATACAATCAATCTCAAAGCTTAGCAATAGGAGCAACTAATCTAGACACAACACCCGCATCAGCGTTTGACGGTTATATAAATAATGTAAGAATATATAATACTGAGTTAACCGGTTCTGAAATGTTGGAGATTGCTCGAACCGATAGTAAACCAAAACAACCTTCCGTCACATCAAGGTTAAATTCACCAACGACATCTAGCTTTGTCACGGATTCATCATTAAAGGTTTTGTATTTTAGTAAAGACTTAAATACATTTGAGGATGCTATTAATTCAGGAAGACAAATTCCACAAACAGGAAGTTCATTGTTCATAGAAGCAAACGGATCTATTATACAAGACGGATCTACAACATTGGAACGACCATTTCACAAACAAGCAAGCGACGTGTTTAAATCAGGAAGCTTCACTGTTGCTTTTTATGGAGGTTCTGTTTTTGAAAACGCGAGAATTTTCAGAATGGGAGACTCAAACAACGGATTTGAAGTTAGAGTAACAGGTAGTATGTATAGAACAAAGTTGGCATACGACGGTTCTCCGACTACAAGATGGAATTTATCAAGCAGCGTTTCAAGTAGCGCATATGTTTCCGAACATGTAGTTACAACGTTTGATTCGTCCAGTCAAAAAATGAAATTGTTTTTGGATGGCAAAAAAGTGGGAGAACAAAATTATAGTTGGCAAAATGCTGTCATACCATCAAGTTCACTTGACGGTCTTAGTTTTAGATTTAGCAACCTTTCAAACATGAGCAATTTCAGAATATACGATGAAGTTAAAGACGAACAGTGGGTAAAGGAGGATTTAAAAAACTTTATATCAGGAGATAGTTCTTTGATATTTCATACATTAGGCGGAACAAAAGATTTGTCACATAGAAAATATACATTGTATAACAATGAAATGATAAGTTTAGGTCGTAAAATGGTGTTTAATTCTGGCAATTGCAACATTCACACAAACAGAGCAACAGGAATATACGGGTCATCTTCCAGAACAATTTTTTGTTGGGCTAAAATAAATACATCCATAACAAACCATAATTTATGGTCAATTGGAAATTCAAATCCTTCTTCTAGTTTTAGTTTAAGATTAATCACAAATACTAGTGCTAGAGTCACCACCGACGGAATTAATGTGAAGAATTGGACTTTGCCAGAAGATACCAACGATACAGGCTGGCATAATTTTTGCGTTACGCACAACGGAAACGTTAACACATTAGCAGGAACAGATTTATATTTTGATGGTGTTAAAATTCCATTTGACGATCAGCAATTAAATCCATTTTTCACTGCAGGATCTCAAGATTTAGTGATTGGTGCATTGTACAACGAAACCGATGGAAATCTTACAGGTGAAATGTTTGACATTCGTGTATATAAAGACCATAAAAACGAAGGGTGGGTGAAGCGAGAAGTTTTTAAATCGAGAAAATATATTTAATAAAACAACTATTTATCATTATGAGCATAACATCATTAGTAAGAAACAATACAAACATAAACACATACAACACCGGAAACTATGCACCGCTTACGTCAGACACAAACGGAGCATTATATGTAAATAACGCATCAGTTACAAGCGGCGTTGACAGTTTAAACAGTTCCACTTCAAACTTATCAGGATCTCAAGAGTTCACAGGAGATTGGTCGGATGTAAGCGGATATCATGGAATAACGGTATTAGTCGACGGCACAAGCGCAGGAACATCGGATGGAACTTTATATTTAGAGTTTTCACACGACACATCCATTACCAATAGATCGATTTCTGTTACAGTGAGTGATGTATCTAATGCTCCTCCCAGAACACTTGGAGTTGTTGCTAAATATTTTAGAGTTCGTTATGTAAACGGAACTACCGCAATGACATCATTTGATATGCAAACTATGTTTCACACTGAACAAGTTCATTTGGTTTCACGTTTGGATCAAAATCTAGCATTTAATGCCGACGTAACCAATGTTAGGTCGGTTATTATGGGACAAACCGATAGCGGTGATCTTTTAAATGTTCCCGTGGATGGCGAAGGACATTTGGAAGTTGCATTACACTCTCCTAGATTGCCATTTGGATCAATTCACACAGAAAAGTTAACGCCAGTGTTTCAAACTGATGGCGTTTATGGTATAAACGAAGGTCAAGTAATCACAAGTAGCGCACTTACAGGTGGAGCAGGTACTGAAAACTCTTCATTCTTTGTAAACACAGGAACAGCGTCTCTTGCACAAGGAGTGATACAGAGCCGTAGACGATTACGTTATCGTCCGGGACAAGGGGTGGTTGGTAAATTCACGGCATTATATACCACACCAGTAACAAATTCATATCAAATAGCAGGACTTGGTCATCCCGAAGATGGTGTCTATTTTGGATATAGAAATGCTTATTATGGTGGTTTTGGTCCAGACACAGCGGATATGCTTGAATTTGGAATTTTATATGTTAATAGAGCATATCGTCACATTGAAGAGTTTACCGTTACAACAGGATCAAATACTGCTGCAAATGCTACGATTACATTAAACAGCGCATCGTTCTCAGTTCCATTGTCAGATAATGGAAGTAATGTTTATAGAACAGCTTATGAAATATCACAATTCAACTATACAGGATGGGATTCATATCAGAATCAAGATAAAGTTGTGTTTGTAGCATCATCTGCCAATCCAAAATCAGGATTGTATGATTTTGACGCAGGAACAACGGGCGCTACGGTTACTAGAGAAACCACAAGATCAGGATCGGCAGGAAATGAGACATTTATATCACAAAGTCAATGGAATGGTGATAAAATGGATGGGACTGGTCCAAGTGGAATTACATTAGACCCAACCAAGGGTAATGTATTCAGAATCGGAATTCAGTATTTGGGATTTGGGGCTATAACATTTGAGGTTGAAACCTCGGGTGATAGGAACAATTCCACATTTGTTAAGGTTCACACGATACGAAGTGCAAACTCGCTGACCGATACAACATTTGGCAATCCGAGTTTTCCGTTCACCATGGCCGCTTATAGTGCTGGTTCCACCACTGATTTGAAAGTCAAATGTGGATCTTTCGCTGGGTTTATTGAGGGTGATCAAGTTTTACGTGGAAATCGTTTCTCATATAACGCAGTAAAAGTGAATTTGTCAGCGACCGGAAATAACGCATTTTTTACAATACAAAATAATTTGGTGTATAAAAATGTAGCAAACCAAGCAGTCATAAAACTTGTATCAATCTCAGCGGCCGCTAAAGACGCAACGAATGGAAACCCAACAAACATCACATTATTAAGAAATGCAGATTTGACCGGAAATGTAAAATTTGACAATTACTCTGAGAGATCTGTCACATCTTTTGATACGACGGGAAGTTTAGCAACAATCGAAGATAACAGTCAAGTGGTATTCTCGATGCCACTATCGGTTCAAGGATCTTTGGTTCATACATTTGATGATGAAATTACAATACAACCAGGTGAAACTCTGTCGGTGGTTGGTAATGGACTTGGCGGTGTCATTGATGAGGTTGCAGTTACACTTAACACACGAGAAGACCAATAATAACATGAATCATTTCGATGGTGACTTATATATTACTCCCAGACACAATAATGAAAAATGGGATGGATTGCATTGGATTGTAACATCCCCTTTTAGTTATACCGACCAAGAGTTTAACCAAAAAATAAATATACCAAGTGGATTTATAACCGATGGCGCATCTTCTCCAAGATTCGTTATACCTGTTGTATCCCAATGGGGAAAGCATGGAAGAGCATCAGTTATTCATGATTGGTTATATAGATATAAACCAGTCGATCGAAAAACAGCTGACAAAATGTTTGTGAATGCAATGAAATTGGATGGTGTTGTAAAGTGGAAAATATTTTTGATACATTTTGCATTACAAATGTTTGGCAAATTTAGTTGGAAATCAACTGAAAAATACTTATCAGACTATAGTATACCCAAATAATTTTACAAATCTGTGTTGTCATGATATTTATTATTATGTCAGCAGATTATGAACAACCATTCGATCAAAACAGAGTAAGATGGCAAGGTAGCGGTTCTTCTGTAGTTGGAAACACACCTTTTGGCATCTATGATACTGATCCAGATTTTATATTAGAAGCTCCCCAAGCAGCCGAATGGGCTGCTGAAAGAATGGGGTATCCTATCGTTGACATTGAGATGATCGATGTTAACTTTTATGCTTGTTTTGAGGAATCTGTGAATGAATATTCTCGCCAAATAAATGAGTTTAACATTCGTGAAAACATGTTATTGTTAGCAGGAACAGATGCTACGGAAGATGCCACTCAGAAAAACATAAACGGAGCACCGTTATCATACTTCATACGAATGGCACAAGCATACGGAACTGAGGCTGGTGCTGGCGGTGACGTTGATTGGAAGAGTGGATATGTAAATGTCACGTGCGGAAATCAGAATTATGATTTAGATGCTTTGTGGGCAGATTGTGAAGAAAATGGTGCTGATATAGAGATAAGAAGAGTGTTTCATCATAGACCACCAGCGATTGCTAGAATATATGACCCCTTCAGTATGACAGGAATGAGTTACAGCAACGTGTTAAATGAAATGGGATTTGCTGGGTATTCACCAGCAACACAATTTTTAATGACTCCGATATTTGAAGATTTACTAAGAACACAAGCAATTGAGTTTAATGATATTGTTCGCAAAAGCCATTATAGTTTTGAGTTAGTAAATAATAAACTTAAAATATTTCCGATTCCAAATGAGAATTTTAAGTTGTGGTTTGAATATTTGTTAACATCCGAAAGAGACGGAAGCATTTACAATACACCAGTTGATTCTGACGGAAATGAATTACGAGTTGTAGGCGACCCGTCAAACGCACCATATAACAATTTAGTATATGAACACATTAATCAACCAGGCAAACAATGGATACGGAAATACTTTTTAGCATTATGCAAAGAGTTGTTGGGAAGTATTCGTCAGAAGTATCAAAGCATACCTATTCCTGGTGCCGAAGTTACGTTAGATGGTGGTGAACTAAGAAGTGAAGCTCAAGCTGAAAAAGAGACATTGATAACTCAGTTACGTGAGAGTTTAGAAGCTAGTGGACGTAAGGCTCAATTGGAAGCACAGGCACAAGAAGTAGAAAACTTACAAGCAGGACTCAAGGGAGTTCCACTTGGAATTTATATATTTTGATAGATTATGGCTGATTATAAAGGAAGATATTTTTCACCGAGGGATTTTAATTTGGTTCATTCGTTTAACTCTGAGCTATTGAATGATATTGTACAAACACTTGTTAAAATCTACAAAATAGCCGCTGAAGACACAGACACAAACATATACGGAGAAGCGAATGATTCGGTTGGCAAGATGTTTTATCCAGGAGTTGATGCTGAATGTTTGATCGAGTTTAACGACTCTACTGTAAATTACGAAGGATTTGGTCCAGACAAACAAAAGGTAGTTAGATTCAAATTTAACGAACGCTTCATGCAACAGATTAACTTATATCCTGAAATCGGTGATATAATTTACTGGGATGATTTGTATTTTGAAATATCAAATGTCATTCAGGAACAATATGTCGGTGGTCAAGCTGACAAACAATTGTCTATTATATGTGAAACTAACTTGAGTCGTATGAGCGGGTTGAGTATAACTCAGAGGAATAGATAATGGCTTGGCGTCCAAATCAGAACAAAAAGATTGCGGATTCTCCGCCACCAATGACAAATTCACCAGCGGTTGAACCAAACGTTGAGAATTTGCCAAAAGAAACTCATAGCGCAAAAAAGGTCGATGTAAATCGTGCTAAACAGGTAAGACGTGACACGGATAAGGTTGAAAATTTTTCGGTTACAATCGAAGACATTGATACAACTTTAATAGAACATTTGGACAAATCTATTGCGCCTGTGATTATGAGTCAAGGTGAACAGATCAAAGTTCCTGTTATATATGGGTCGCCAGAGAGATGGAAAAGTGTTCAGTCGGATGGATACCTTCGTGATGCAAAGGGACGTTTGCAGCTACCTCTTATAATGATTAAACGCAGTAACGTTCAACGTAATGATAGTTTGATTACATTTAATCGTTATTTGAATATGCCATTTCAAAGAAAATATTCTCCAAAAAATCAATACGATAGATTTACTTTGTTGAATAACACTAATATGCCAGTTCACGAAACATATAATGTAGCGATGCCTGATCATGTTATAGTTAATTACGAAGTTATCGTTTGGACTGACACGGTGACTCAGAATAATTCTATAATTGAAAAGATCAATTGGGCTACTGAAGATTATTGGGGTGACGATAGAAGATTTAAATTTAGAACAAGCATTTCAGATTACAGCAACACAACCGAAGTATCCGACGGAGAAACACGTGTAGTTAGATCTACATTTACTTTAATGTCTTATGCTTACTTGTTGCCAGAAAGCACAGAAGATTGGAGAGCCACTACACAAAAAGCATTCACACCAAGAAAAGTTGTATTTAATATTCACATCGAAGATGATTTTGATGGAAATGTATATCCAAAAGGCGACGAAGAAGGCGTTTTAGAATACAAAGGAATCACCAAAAAAGGAGGTATTGATATATCCCCTATTGAATTGTATTGCAAACAAACAACCTGTATAACGTATAAATATAATCGTTTTTATGGAGATAATGCTCCTTGGAATTTAAGTATATACGAATTAAAAGAGACATTTAATCTAACTGATGCTGATTTGATACACGAAAGTAGTTCTGCTAGATCCGTTCATATAACAGATTACAACAAACCTAACAAGGGGATCGATACACTAAAGAGTTATGCTATCTACGACATACAGAAGTTCGATGTTGGATATTATCCAGTAAACATAACACTATGGCCTTCCAGTTCAAATATACATCAACAAATGATTCCATTTAATACAGATTGGACTGCTCCTCAACAAATCGATGGTCAGATGATCATATATGATAGCAAAACGGGATTCGAATACAATTTATTTGGAGCTACGTTTAATACATCAAGCAACACAGTTGAAGCCAAAAACGGAAATCTCATCAAGGATCAAACAGGATTTCCAGTTAACATATATGACTATGAGAACGAATATTCTGCCTCACGTGGTGCTGGTATACAGTATGGTGCAATGGCAGTTAGGGCTGAAGAGATACAAAGCGGTTCTATACATCATGCTTTGAGTATGAGAATCACATATCCAAAAGCAGATTATGTATTTCCTGCTGTTAAGTTGGAAAGAACTGAAGCTGAGATTACTACATATTTGGGATATGCTCGTGATTTAACCCCGCCGCCAACAGTTCCACATGGTGCAAGGTTCATGTTGAACATAACCGACACACAAGAAGCGGAATGGATAGATACGTTGGATAGCAACATCAATAAGATAGCTGCTAAAACGGTGGTATCTGCTCTTAGAGATTATGGTTGGTTTGTAACAGATACACAAAATTTAGAAAGAAACTCAGGATCTCATGCATTCGATTTTGAAGCTGATGAATCTGCTGGGGTTTATTGGAATACTATTGGATTTTCAGGATCGGCATTCAGAGATATGTTAGATCCTCTATTTACAACGTCCAGTGTCGTTGCGATAAAGGATTTAGATTACATTATTACGGAATAATATTATGTCACAGAAAGTAAAATTTTCAAGTTTACCATTAGTTAAATCAAATGAGATAACCGATTTTGACAGAATTATAATTCTTCATCGGGATGGTTCGGATTTGGTAAATAGAGCCACCGAAATCCATGAAATTAAAAATTTATTATCAACGGATTTCACAGCATCAATAGCTTTATATGCTGATACAGCAAATTATGCTAATACAGCAGGAGTGGCTAATAACGTTTATATTTCAAGTTCAGGTCAAAATGTTGTTTTTGGAAATGTTTCTGCTGATGTGTTGACTGCTAATACGTTAAATGTAACAGAAACAAATCGTTCAATATTATATGCTAGCGGATCTACTAAATTCGGCGACACTACCGATGATAGACATGATTTTACAGGTAGTATAAGTTTATCAGGAAGTTCATTTACATGGAATGGCGAACGGTTATTGGTTTCATCCGATTCGTCATCACTTACCGCTGATTCAGCAAGTTATATTGATTGGTCAGGAGTTGATAATGTTCCTGATTTTATATTGGAAAGTGAAACCGGTTCAATGTCGGTTGCTACTGCTAGTTATATATCATGGACAAACGTTGATGGTGAACCGGATATTGCTGCCACCGCAAGTCAGGTTTTTAACGATTCCGACGTTACCGGTGACAATGTACGTGATGCTTTAAATTCATTAAGTTCAAGTTTATCATCCATTGGTACAGATACAACGTCAAGTTATGTTGACTATGTTAATGTAGCTAACAAACCTACATTAGTAAGTGGTTCTTCACAATTATCAAGTGACATTAGCGGTTCGTTTGTGGTGGCTTCAAGTTCAATTGCGGTTGATATAAATAATTTACAAATCGATTCTGGAAGTTTTTCAACAAGAGTAACCGATTTAGAAAACTTTAGTAGTAGTTTAGATAATATCTATATTAGTGCTAGTGGACAAGATGTTATATTTGGAAATTTAACAGCGGATATTGTAACTGTTAATGAACTGTATGTAACATCGACTACCCGTTCTGTATTATACGAAAGTGGTAGTTCAAATTTCGGCGATAGTTTAGATGATGTTCACTCATATACAGGTAGTGTAAACATAACAGGAAGTTTATCATTGAATGGGTTTGGTGTGCTGACCGATGAGTTTACCGCTTCTTTATCCGTAATATCATCAAGTTACACTCAAACAGCAAGTTTTGCTTATTCAGCGAGTAATGCTGCTGACGCATTTCATGCTGACCAAGCTGATATTGCTCTTACAGCATTAAATGCTATTACATCAAGTTATTCTCAAACATCAAGTTTTGTTGAGTATAATAACGTAGTAAATAAACCCACATTAATTTCAAGTTCTGCTCAAATCGCTGGTGATATAAGCGGGTCGTTTGTAGAAGCATCCAGTTCATTTTCAACAAGAGTAACTGATTTAGAAACATTTAGTTCAAGTCTGGATAACATTTATATTTCTGCTAGTGGACAGAATATAACAGTTGGTCAATTAACAGGATCTACCGCTTTGTTTACAGGCAATGTTGCTGTTCAAGGAACGTTAAATGTAAACGAACTTGTAATTACGGAGTTAACACGATCTATAATATATGAAAGCGGTTCAACTATATTTGGAGATTCCTTAGACGATATACACCAATATACAGGAAGTCTTTACATATCCGGAAGTGGGTTTCAATGGAATGGCAATACGGTCGTTACATCCGATTTAACGTCATCGCTTTCAGTCACAACCGCAAGTTATGCTCATACCGCAAGTTATGCTTATTCAGCGAGTAATGCTGTTGATGCATTTCATGCTGACCAAGCTGATATTTCTCTTACAGCATTAAATGCTAATACTGCTAGTGTTGCTTTAACGTCAATAACTGCAAGTCACATTGAATATAGTAACATTTCAAATAAACCCACATTAATTTCAAGTTCTGCTCAAATCGCTGGTGATATAAGCGGGTCGTATATAAATCTAAGTTCATCGTTACAAACAAGAGTTTCGGATTTAGAAGATTTTAGTAGCAGTTTAGATAATATTTATATCTCTGCTAGTGGTCAAAATGTTGTATTTGGAAACTTAACAGCGGATGTTGTAACTGCTAATGAGTTATACGTTACGTCAACGACAAGAAGTGTTATATATGAGAGCGGAAGTTCAACATTCGGCGACACATTAGACGATGAACATCGTTATACCGGTAGTTTATACATTACAGGAAGTGAATTTCAATGGAATGGTAACACGGTTGTTACATCTGAATTAACATCTTCATTGTCGGTTACAACCGCAAGTTATGCTCATACCGCAAGTTATGCTTATTCAGCGAGTAATGCTGTTGACGCATTTCACGCTGATCAAGCTGATATTGCTCTTACAGCATTAAATGCAAATTCATCAAGTGTTGCTGTGACTGCTAGTTATTTGATCGGATTAGATAACATTTATATTTCTGCTAGTGGTCAAGATGTTTCTTTAGGAACCGGAAACTTTACAACATTAACAACAACGGGAAATGTTAATGTAGGAAACGATCTATACATCGGAAGTCAATATGCTGGAGTTGAAAATGTAGAATTCATTGGAATATCGTCATATAACGCAAGTGGTTCTTTCGTTGAAATATTTTCATTAAATAATGCAAATGATCAAATTGTATTCGGGCCTTGGTCGAATGATGTTGTTGATAGGATCGTTTTCAATGCAGGAGCTAGCGCAAACGAAATTGTAATTGATTCTGCTAATGAAAGTTACACGTTTAATCAAGGTCAATTAAATCGAGACTTTAGGTTATATAAAAGCGGATCAAATCAATTTGCTTATAGATATATTTCAATAAACGACACTCACGCTTTCAGCGGCAGTTCGTTTACGTTTAACGGAGATCCTTTTTTAACATCATCTGATATTTACATTAGCGGAAGTGGACAAGACGTTGTATTTGGAAATGTAACAGCTGACATTTTAACTGCTAATGAAATGTATATCACTTCCACAACAAGAAGTGTTATATACGAAAGCGGATCTACTGCTTTTGGCGATACAATAGATGACACACACACATTTACCGGAAGTGTTAATATAACAGGATCATCATTTAAATATAATGGTAATCATGTAATTACATCAGATATAACATCGTCATTATCAGTTACTACAGCTAGTTATGCTCTTACCGCAAGTTTTGCTTATTCAGCAAGTTTTGCTTATTCAGCAAGTAATGCTGTTAACGCATTTCACGCTGATCAATCTGATATTGCTCTTACAGCATTAAATGCTAATACTGCTAGTGTTGCTGTGACTGCTAGTTACTATCAAGAAACCAAAATACATACGGAATATTATTTTGTTACTTCTTCCACAACTGTATTTGATTTAACATACAACCCAATCGATTTAACGCAAGTACGGTTACGTCCCGAAAGTTCTGTTGAGATGGTTAACTCACAAAGTTTGACAATCACAGGCGGAGACACTTCGGTTATGGATATAACACCGGACTTTAGATTAATTTCACCAAATCAAATTGAAATAAGCGGTAGTGGATTATCCGGTTATTTATACGGCGACAACGAACTTTATATAATATCATATCCATATTTGATATAAATAGATATTTATTAATATGTCAAACAAAGTAAAGTTTTCTAGTTTACAAAAAGTAACCGCTGCTGAAATAAGCGACGACGACGTAATCCCATTATTGTCAACAAAAGACGGTACAGATTACACAAATGTCATATCAACAGTTAAAAAATTTAGAATGGCAATTGGTGCTGGTGGTGAGATCGTTTCAGCGTCAATAGCACAAACCGCAAGTATTGCTGAAAACGTTTATATTTCAGCAAGTGGACAAAATGTAACATTAGGAAATGTAAATGCTGGTATTATATCTGCTAGTTTTTTATATGCTACATTGGTTACGCAATCTTTATCTACAATAAGCGGTAGTTCAAATTTCGGAGAGTTATTAACTGATAGACATACGTTTACAGGAAGTTTAAATATTACAGGATCGGTAACTGTAAATGAAGTTGATGTTAATGATACATTTACAACGTTAATAAATCAAGGATCAGTGTTAAGTGCAAGTCTTGATAATTATGTATTAAACTCACAGACATCATCATTGTATGTAGCAACAGCATCACTTGCTAGCACCGCTAGTTATTTTGACTATAACAATCTTGACAATATACCAACGCCAACATCAACCGCTAGTTTGGTGGCGAACGACAGTGACGTGTCTGGATCATCCGTTAAAGACGCTTTAAACACATTAAGTTCAAGTTTTGCTAATAATATCGAAACCACCGATACTATTGTTACCGCTTCGTTAACTGGACCATTTTGGAGCGGAACTTCTACATTAACGAGTGCTTTGTTGACATTAAGTTCTAGTTTAGAAACGTTAAAAAGTAATCAAGGAAATTTGCTATATGTTAATAACTCATCACCAACCGCAACGGATGATAGAACAGGACTCAATAAATCTGACATTTTAAATCCATTTAATACAATATCAAGTTCATTGGTTAATGCTTCGAGTGGAGATTTAATTGTAGTTGCACCAGGAACATATGATGAGGAACTGAATATGGCAGACGGAGTAAATCTTCATTTAGAAAATGGAGTAATCATAACGTCTACAACAGGAACAACGTTTACAAGTGTAACGGGAAGTTCATTTTCTATATCAGGACTTGGAGTTATGAAAGTTGACAATGCTGCCGCAGGATCGAAGTTATTTGATTTGGGAGGCGGGAATGCTACAATCTCAGTAAGAGGTAAAAAAATTGTATGTAACAATACAAACGGAAGTAACACAAAAGGAATTAAAATATTAGAAGGACATGAGAATTTAAGAATTGATTTTAATTTGATAGAGGAAAGCTCTAATTCCGGTGGCGGTGATTTTATATTTGCTAAACGTGGAATTTTCAAATTTAATGGCGATGTTCATCATACAGGAACAGATGCTTTGTTTGTGATAAATTCTGAAGATGCTAATACTAAATGTGAATTACATGTAAATGGTGATATCAGAAGTTCTTCCACCGATACGATATTTGAAACAAATAATTATTTCTTGAATGCTACTACATACCCTCGTCTCATTCACAGAGGAAATATTGTGTCATCAGGAACAGTTCAAAATTTAAATCAACGTTGTGTGTTTGAATCGTATGATGGAGTATATAATTTTAATAATATAGGAAACATATTTACATTTGGAATTAATACAGCGGATGCTAAATTTTACAACACCACTATTAAAAACTCATTAGGATCGATTGTTTCATTTGATAGTAGTCAACAATTTTTCACATCATCAATAATTTTCAACAATTGTAGGTTAGAAACCCAAAACGAGTTAAAGAGTGTTGTTGAGATCGGTTCTACAATAACACAAAAGGATATTCGATTTGAGTATTGTAGTTTTGAAAGCGGCGATAGTGGGAGTTATGCTATATCCGGTTCCACAAATTACGATTTATATTTAAATCACTGCAAATCAAATAAAACTATATTGACGGATAACTTAACAAATCTAACATACCCATCATATAATACTCCAAACGACGATCAAGGAAGCACAAGACCAACAACACCGTCTACGGGATCGGTATTCTTCGACACGACAGTAGGAGCGCCGATTTGGTATAACGGAAACAATTGGGTTAATGCTACAGGATCAATAGTTTAATTTAAAAAATACAAATATTTATTATAATAACCTTAACCTAAAAACATAAAATACAATGGCTGGAAACGACATATTTATAATGCAACGTAACTCTGCTGACACAGCATGGGAAACGAAAACAATTACTCCCGTTACAACAGGATTAATTTCGATAGACGAAAATGGAACGTTATCATCGGTAACGCAATCAAACTTCACAAATCTAAACACAGGAAGTCTTGGAAGTTTAAACATCACCGGAAATGTTACCGCTTCAGGAACAGTATCAGCAAGTGCTTTTGTTGGTGATGGTTCTGGATTGACAGGCGTTGGTGGTGGCGGAACCGTCCAAGGAACTGACGGAACGTATGATATTTTAGCGGCAAATGAAGGTGCCACTGCAGGTGATGCTAGAGGTGAAAATTCAGTTGAACTCCAAACGATACGTCAATCATCAACATTTATTGCTTCAGGAGATCATTCTACTATCGCAGGAGGAAAATCAAATCGTGCTTGTTCTAATGGAGCAACTGTCGCAGGTGGTCATTATAATTATGCTAATGGAATTTGTTCTTTTGTAGGAGGTGGATTTGGAAACTGTGCGAATGGAATAGATTCAATCGTTGGGAGCGGAAATAATTCAAAAGCATTGGGTGCCAGAGCATCCGTTTTAGGAGGTATGAATGTTACCGCTGAAGGATATATGTCTACCGCTGGAGGCGGAAGATTGAATTGTTCAGGACGTTTTGCCGGAGTATTGGGTGGATGTCAAAATCATTCAACTGGAACTGCATCTGCTATCTTAGGTGGATATGGAAATACAAATGACGAAACCGAAAGTTTCATCATCGGTTCAAATATAACGGCAACAGAAGCATGTCACACATTTGTAAATAATTTAAATGTTGCTGGTCATGTTACCGCTTCAGGAACAGTATCAGCAAGTGCTTTTGTTGGTGATGGTTCTGGATTGACAGGACTTGGTGGCGGCGGAACTGCTCAATCTGCTGATCTTACAATCACACCAACTGACGAAGGCGGAGGTATTGCTGGAAATACACGTGGGCCAAGATCAATAGATTTACAGACAAGCAGATCGCTTGCAACACATGTTGCTTCAGGAACAGGATCTATTGTATTAAGTGGTAAGAAAAGTTTAGCATCCGGAAAATATTCATCTGTATTGGGAAGTTATGAAAGTTGTGCTACTGCTAATATGGCTACTGTAGTTGGTGGTGATACACACGTTGCATCTGGATGTAGATCATTCGCGGCAGGAGGAAGATTATCCACTGCATCCGGAAAATATTCGGTAGCTATTGCTGGTAGACGTGCTACAGCAACAGGATGTTGTTCACTCGCAGTTGGTAATGCTGCTTATTCATGTGGTCATTGGTCTGTTGCTATTGGAGGTACTGTAAGAACAACTTCAAGCGGATCTCTTGTTATCGGAAACAATTTAAATGATTTAACCAAAGGATCTACATTTAATGCTATAGTCGGTGGAACTGGACACAGCATACCATCAAACGGAGGATGTAACAATACTGTTGTTGGTGGTAGATGTACATGTATGAGAGGTGGATTCAATAGTGTTCTTGGTGGATGTAGAACAACAGTTTGTCTAAACACGTCAGGATCCACTTCAGTCGGTGGTTATTATAATGTTCTCGACTCATACAAATCATTCGTCGTAGGAAGTAACATTACAACCGACAGAGATTGTACTACATTCGTAAACAACCTATCGATCATGAGTCTTCCAACAGGATCTACTGGACTACCATCCGGATCAGTTTGGAAAGATAACGCAACAAACAATTTAAAAATTGTTTAATATAGTTTAGCTCACTCACGACACGAGCACCCACAAAAAAAGCATTTCTTTAACGGAATGCTTTTTTTGAGCATATATATAATTTTAATGGTTATGAAAAAGTATATAATTTTTGACGTTCAAGGCGGAATGGGCAAAAACATTATGGCAACAGCCGTAGTGTCTGCTCTGAAAAAACAATATTCAGATTATGAAATTGTGGTGGTATGTGGGTGGCCTGCTGTATGGTTAAATAATCCTAATGTATATAGGGTATATGGGTTTGGAAATGTTCCTTATTTTTACGACGATTTTATTCGCGGAAACGATATATTAGTTTTCAAACACGAACCATACCATCATCAAGATTACATGTTAAAAAAGAGACATTTAATTGAAGTATGGTGTGAACAATGTGGAGTTAGACATCAAGGAGAAACCCCCGAAATATATTACAATTGGAGAGAAGATAAATATATTAGTGGGTTAATGGGAAATGATCCATATACGGTCATACAATGTTCCGGCGGAACAAACAACCCATCCAAATATAGTTGGGTAAGAGATATACCATTTAGACAAGCACAATCAATCGTTGATTATTTAAATGTTCAAGGAAAAAAAGTAATACAATTAAAAGAAAAAGAAGCACCACAATTGGAAAATGTATATCCATTTGAAACTGAAAATATTCGTGATTTGTTTGGTGTAATAAAATTTTCAGAAAATAGAATACTGATAGATAGTTACTCACAACACGTGGCTGCTTGTTTTGGGTTAAAATCCACTGTTTTGTGGCCGGTTGATAACTCACAAATATTAGGTTATGGTTTTCATAACAATATAAATTCGTCGGTAAATAAACATATGACTCATAAGATAGATTCGTATTTGTTAGAAGATAACATAACAGGAACATTTCATGAATGTCCATTTGAAAGTCCAGACGTGTTTAATTTAGAAGAAGTGTATAAGGCAATCAATGAGTAAAATATTTTTTCAAAGTTCAATGCCACGTGCTGGTTCTACATTATTACAAAACATATTAGCACAAAATCCAGAGTTTCATACCACACCAACGTCAGGTGTATTAGAGATGTTATATCAAAGTAGAAATGCTTTTACAACGTCTGATGAATTTAAGGCTACTACGGATGAGGAACGAGATTTAAAGGCATGGAGGGGATATTGTAATGGAGCGTTACACGGATATTATGAAGCGATCACAGACAAACCGTATATAGTTGATAAAAGTCGTGGTTGGGGAATACATTACGATTGGGTTGAAAAATTTTTACCATATAAACCCAAAATGATTTGTATGGTTAGAGATTTGCGTTCTATATTCGCTAGTATGGAAAAAAATTATAGAAAGAATCCAGAAATATACACAGGAACAGATAACCCGGTAGAATTGAGTGGAACTACACCAGCAAAACGTATAGATGTTTGGAAAAATGGTATGCCTATTGGAATTTCATTAGATAGATTAGAGGATATGTTAAATAGGGAATTCAGAACAAACATACAATTTATCAGATATGAAGGATTGTTTAATGACCCGCAATCAGTAATGAATACAATTTATGATTATCTTGAAGTCGATAGGTTTGAACATGACTTTAACAACATAGAACAAACAACACACGAAAACGATGTAATTCACAGACCGTATGGAGATCACAAAATACGAAATAAACTGGAACCATTAAAACAAGACTACGAGGAAGTTCTTGGAAAAGAAATTTGTGATTGGATTGTCAATAACCATCGGTGGTATTTTGAAACATTTGGATATTCCGAATAAAAAAAGTTTTTATAATTTTTATTTCATATATATAATTTTAATTCAAAAAAAGGTTATTATGTCAGAACAAATAAAATTAACAGAAGAAGAAATGAAAAGATTCACCGATTTACAGGCTGAATTTCATAGATCAATTTTAGCGATGGGGCAGATGCAACTTCGCGGTTATATGATTGATGAAGAAATTCAAAAGTTGAAAAGTGATGAAACTAAATTGAAAGACGAACATCTTGAATTGCAAAAACAAGAAGAAGCGTTAATCAATGAAATTCAGACAAAATATGGTGAGGGCAGTTTAAACCCAAAAACCGGCGTATTTACTCCTACTAAATAGTCTTTTATAATTTTTTTAATTTATTATTTTATAAAGATTATTTTTGAGAATTTTTGTTTATATTTATATTTACAGAATTTTGTATCTGTACAGAAAAATATAATTATAACAAAATAACCTATAGGAGATTAAATATATGCCAATTCCAGAAGGAGGAAGATGGAGTCCACAAGAACGTATCGTGTCTGCTGGTGTTTTTACCCGTGAGAATGATCAATCATTCTTACCACAGGGTATTTCAAACATCGGTGGCGCTATCGTAGCACCGTTCCCAAAAGGGCCTGCATTTTCACCAACATTAATTTCCAGCCAACCCGACTTAGAGACTATGTTCGGTGTAGCTGACGGGATCTATTATGGTCCATACTCTGCTAAAGAGTATCTTAAAAATCAAGGACAAATCACGGTAATTCGTGTAGGTGCTTTGGGTGGTTACATCCAAAAGAATCCACTTGTTCTTTACGCACAATCTGTTACAACTCAAAGGTTGACTGCTTCTGAAAGTTTGGCTCCAGTAGTTAAATTGAAAAGTTGCACGATTACAAAAAGTGGTAGTATGTATGGCGACCATCTTACAGGATCTATTTCTGATGGAACAGCATCTGCTGGATTCATTGTTACAGGTTCAGTTGTAGGAACATGGGCAACAGGTCCAAACTCAGGAAGTGAATACACAATCGGAGAACTACGTGCTGTTGTAAGTAGTGGATCGTTCTCATTAGAATCCGGTTCAAACGGAGATTGGTTCACAACTGCTAGTTTAACAGACATTGATGTTGTTAACTTTGTTCTTCCATATTCAGGATCAGTAGTTCCGACATTCACAGGTCTTGCCGGTGGAAGTGGTTCAGCTACTCCTGCTACATTGTTTGAAATTCACAGAACTGCATTCCCAACCAATCCGAACAAAGCGTCTTGTATTGTTCATGAAGTTGGAGTTTATGGTCAATATGGTAAATTTGATTTTGCTAATGCTATCGTAGGAACAAATAAAAAAGTTCTTGCTGTTCTTGGAAACACTGCATTTGACGAAGCTCAAAATTTATATGGATTTAGCGGATCTACATTGATTTCAAGTTCTAATGAAGTAACTGACAAATATTCAATCGTATTGAATTCTGGTTGGTTAGACGGCGAAGGAAATCCTGCTAGTGCTTCTTACGGAACATATGATTTCTCAATTGATCCAACAAGCATGGAATATATTGCTGAGGTGTTTGGTCGTAATGCTCAAGCCGGTCAAGTTGACGTTCCAAGTGGATTTAAAATTGACGCTGCTTATATTTCACATCTATTCAGAGACTCTATGGTTGACGTATGGGGAGAAATGCAAGCTAGTGGTTCTTGGAAAATTCGTTTGGATTCCACAGACTCCACAGTTTTCGATGAAGAATTAGAAGAATTTGTAGCGTCATACGCACTTAAATTCTCAGACGGTGTGCCTGGTGGAGGTGGTGGTGTAAACAATACTGCTTGGTCTGCTTATGATATTCGTACTGCTGAAACGCCTTGGATTACCTCACAGATGGTTGCTCCTTGGAAGGGTGCTGTTAGTGGTTCTGCTCCAGCGTCACAAAGTTTCCAATTGTTCAAGTTTCACACACTTGCTCATGGAACAGACATGAACACTGCTTATAAATTGGAAATTTCCAATGTTAAACTCGCAGGAACAGTTCCTGGATCTGATTATGGTATGTTCGATGTTAACATCCGTGCTTATAACGACACAGAAGCTAAACCTCAAACTCTTGAGAACTTCGCTAATTGTTCACTTGATCCGGATTCAGTTAATTTCGTTGCTCGTAAAATCGGTGACAAATATAACAGAATCAACTTCAATGGTAAAGTAATGGAATTTGGCGATTATGGAAATAAGTCACTATTCGTGAGAGTAGAAATGACTCAAGCTCCTTATCCAAAAACTTCCGTTCCTTATGGATTTAAAGCATTCGCTACGCCAATCGGTGGAAGTGAACACGCTTATAACTGCCCAACTATGGAATATACTAAAGCATCTATCTACTCTCAAAATAGAGGAAGATATGCTTCCGGTGTTCAGTTCAACCCAGCTCCTGTTGGTGCTGATGAAGAGTTAACCTCTTATTATCCAAAAGGAACTCAAGAAGGTCCTGAGTTAGATAATAAAGAATACAATGCTCCGTTACCAGTTGGTGCTGTTGCTACTATAAACGAAGATTTCGATCTTGATAAGTTCTGTTCTACAGACGGTATCGCTGATCTATCTCCTGTTTATAACCCAGCAACTGAAGCAGATAATGTTCGCATGAGACGTTTCGTTCTTGGTTTCCAAGGCGGTTTCAATGGACAATCTCCAAGTAAACCAATCTTAGTTGGCGACGATATTCTTGCTACGAATCAACAAGGACTTGATTGTTCTCGATTGACTTCTTCCGGTTCCGTAGGATATAAATTGTCTATCAACGCTCTTGGTAATGCTGATGAAGTAGATATTAATCTACTATGGACGCCAGGTATCATCTACAACTACCACACTAACGTTGTTAAAAACGCAATTGATATGTGTGAAGCTCGTGGTGATTGCTTCTATGTGTTCGATATATATCAAAACCAAAATGCTGGTGGTCGTTCAGTTCAAAACGTTGTGGACAAAGCCGCTGAGTTTGACACAAACTACGCTGCTACTTATTATCCTTGGGTTCGTATCATCGATACAAACACTAACAAGATCGTAAAAGTTCCACCTTCTGTTGTTATGCCTGCTGTATACGCACAAAATGATAGAAGTGCTGCTGAATGGTTCGCACCTGCTGGACTAAATCGTGGTGGTATCGAAATTGCACAAGGTGTAATGGACAGACTTACGCATTCAGAACGTGATGTTCTTTATGAAGGACGCGTTAATCCTATCGTTAGTTTCCCAGGACAAGGTGTTACCGTTTGGGGTCAAAAGACTCTTCAAGTTCAACCTTCCGCTCTGGATAGAATTAACGTTAGAAGATTGTTGATCGCTGTTAAAAAGTTTATCGCTTCAAGTTCCAAATACTTAGTGTTTGAACAAAATGTATCGGTAACTCGCAACAGATTCCTTAGTATCGTTAACCCATACTTAGAATCAGTTCAACAAAGAAGTGGATTATACGCTTTCCGCGTGGTAATGGACGAAAATAATAATACGCCTGATATTATAGATAGAAATATTCTTTACGGGCAAATTTTCTTACAACCAACCCGCACAGCCGAGTTTATATTACTGGACTTCAACGTACTTCCTACGGGAGCTTCGTTTGATAGTTTCTAAACTATATAACATATTCATTATCAAAAAAGCGACCTTTTATGAGGTCGCTTTTTTTTATTTAAAAATATTGACTTTTAAAAATAATTTGATATAATTATAACTATAGTATTAGTAACATGAAAATAAATTCTACCATAACAAAACAAGTCATATTAAATTTTATTGAAAAAAATCGTGAAAATTTTTCAATACAATTGAAAAGAAAATATAAAAGAATATACAACGAAATCGATCTTTTACCGGGTAAAAAATTCGCAGAAAAGATGTATTTTTTGTTTAACGGCGACGATGATAAGAAATGTATAGTTTGTGATGACGAATGTAAATTCGATGGTTATTACAAAGGATATAGAAAAACATGTTCTGCTAAATGTAACGGAATTATTAAAAAACAAATAGCAAGGGAATTTAGGAAATGTATAACATGTGGGAATGAATTTGAGGTATATAAAAAGAGACAAAAATCATGTTGTTCGGATGTTTGTTTTGAAAAATTCATGAAAACAGATGAAGTTAAAAACAAGCGATTACAATCAAATATAAAATATAATTTAGAAAAACATGGAGTTGAATATTACACGCAAACGGATGAATTCGTTGAAAAAACAAAAAACAAAAAATTAGAAAGATATGGGAATCCAATATATGTGAATTCAGAAAAAGCAAAAGAAACATGTATTGAAAGATATGGAGTTGAAAATCCAGCCCAAAACGAAAAAGTAAAACAAAAAATGAAGGAAACTTGTATAAAACGATATGGAGTGGATAATTTTGCTAAAACAAAGACATTTAAGAAAGACCACTTCGATCGCGTGTATGACAGAATTTCATCGGATAATAGATTTTCTCCAAAATTCTCATTTAATGAATATTCAGGAATTAATAATAAATATGAATTTTCATGCAATAAATGTTCATTGGAATTTGAATATAATGTTAATAACGGAAAATACCCAATGTGTCCTAAATGTGACACCAAAGACAATACCTTTGAAATTGAGATTGAAGAGTTTATAAAAACAATATACGACGGTAAAATACACCTACACAATAGAACCATATTAGGCAAAAAGGAATTGGATTTTTACTTACCAGAAATTAATGTAGCTATAGAGTTCAACGGAAATTATTGGCACTCAGAATACACAGGCGGAAAACATAAAAAATATCATTTAGATAAAACAGAACAATGTGAAAAATCGGGAATACAATTAATTCACATATTTGAAGATGAATGGTTGTTAAACAAGGAAATCGTCAAGTCAAAATTAAGATCAATATTAAAATGTAACAAAAATTCCGTTTATGCTAGAAATTGTATTGTAAAGGAAATTAAGTCAAAACAAAAGAACGAATTTTTGGAAAAAAATCACATACAAGGAAAAGATCGTTGTAAGATTAAGTTGGGTCTGTTTCACGAAGATGAACTGATCTCTGTCATGACATTTGGCGACTTGCGTATATCACTTGGAAATAAACCACAACAAAATCACTATGAGTTAATTAGATTTTCATCATCTATTAGATGTATAGGTGGTGCTAGTAAATTGTTTAAATATTTCACAAAAAATTATAAACCAAAACAAATAATAAGTTATGCTGACCGTAGATTTAGCATAGGTAATTTATATAATGTACTTGGATTTAATTTAGTTTCAAAAACAGAGCCTAATTATTGGTATTTTCATTTAAATAGCAAAGTAAACAAACGACATCACCGATCGTCATTTCAAAAACACAAGCTTCCAAAATTACTCAATACGTTTGATCCAAAATTAACAGAATGGCAAAATATGAAATTAAATGGATATGATAGAGTTTGGGATTGTGGAAATTTAAAATTTATTTGGGAAAGTGAATGATATTTATTATCATGGACCCGAACATATCATTATTTGTTTTTGGATTAGGAAGTTTCGTTGCTGGAATGGGAGCGTTATTCTGGGGAATAGTCAAGCATTTAGGACAGGAACGAAAAGAAGGAGATTTGTTATTGCATGAACGAGTTAATAAAGTTCGTGACGACATAACATCGGTCAAAGTAGATGTTGCTGGGATAAAAGGATGTTCTGAATGTAATAAAAATATAAACAAGGAGTAAATCATGAGTGAAGAAATAAAGAAAAAAGTTATCGACATCAAAGAAGATGTTGCTGGTAAGGTTGATGACATTAAAAACAAGTTAGAGGATCTTACGGCCGATTTAAAAGATGATGCTAAAGAGTTGAAAGAAGACGTTAAGAAAAAGATTGATGAAATGAAAAATGACGTTGACTCTTATATTGATGAAATTGAAGATGAAGGAAATAACATCGTCAAATATTTCAAGAAAGCGTCTAAAGTAGAAAAAGCAGCTTTGATTACATTATTAGCAGGAGTTCTTGTTGTTGGTGTTGTGATTGGTGCTATTTTAGTATAATATTAATTTAAGGATACCGTTTTTTTATGAAAGCGGTATTTTTATGCGTTTTTTTTAAAAAAAGTTTGACATTTTATGAAAGTTATGATAAATTAAAAATATTATGAAAAAACGAAATACCATATACACGATATTAAATAGATCAGCAGAGTTGTCTAAGAAATCAAACATTAAGTCTCAGATAAAAGTTCTTCATACTAACATCGGGTTATTTAATGGAGTCACGGTCAATACACAAAAAAACAAAACGGAATTAAAAAAATCATTTACCTCCACAGTTAATTGTTCAAATGTATTAATTGGAGTTGATCGTATTGGCAGTTTATATATTGTCGTTAGAGACTCAGGCAAAGTAAATGTGAATAAAATTTCACCGACCGGAGAAATTGAACAAAAATGGGATAGGGTTTCATTAACAAAGGGGTTATCTGTAATGACAGATATTTGTAACTATTATTCAATTTCAAACGGAATATCTTATAGAAACTGCTCTAATAAATTGACAAGAGATGATGAATTGGATTTTATTAGACGATCCGCTGTCAAAACAGCGGATAAATATTTAGACAATAAATTAAAATCAATTAAAAATGAAATTAAGAAAAAAGCTATCTCTTTTGTGAAAAAGAATGAGTTTAAGAAAGCTAAAGAAATGCTTAGTATAATATCGAAAGATAGAAATTATGATGATGAGTATCATATAACCGTCAAAGATGTATTGGATGGATATTGGACAAGTTATAACTCAGGTTATAAATCCAAATTATATAATCAAGCAAACATGTATGACGATGAATCTTCTATTAGATTGAAAGTATATAGTTTAGCTAAACAATATTCCGAAAAATTAAGTGATTCGTTATTGAAGTAAATATTTTTAACAAAACCCACTTCTAATATTAGAAGTGGGTTTTTTATGCGTTATTATATTTATATACATGAAAACCCAAGAACTAAAATCTTTAATCAGAGAATGTCTATCTGAAGTGATCACTGAAATGGGGCAATCGGATGTGGATCAAAATAACTTTAATCCTCCGGAACAAGAATTTTCAAGCGCAAAGACATCAAGAAAACAAGTTCCTACTTTACATAGGTTAGTTGTCAAACAAGGTCTTGCTAAGTCAGGAGATCTAATTTTAGACTTCGGTGGTGGCAAATTTGATGATGCTACAGAATTCATTGAATCATCCATTAAAGGAACTAAGAATTTAGTATACGACCCATTTAATAGAGACGATAAACATAATAACGCTGTATTAGCAATGGTTGATAAGAATGGTGGTGCTGATGTTGCTTTAAATGCTAATGTATTAAACGTTATCAAAGAGAAATCAAATAGACTTTCTGTTATTAAAGCGATTCATGGTTTATTAAAATCAGGTGGTAAATTATTAATATCAGTATATGCTGCTGCTAAATCAAAAGAATTTCAACAAACCGACGATTTTGTTGGTCAAAAAACAAAAGATGGATGGCAGAATGCACAACCATTGGATTTCTACTTAGAAGAAATCCAACAATTCTTTCCTAATGCTGTTCGTAAAGGTCAATATATAATTGCTAAAAAATAATGAAATCGAATAAATTAAAATATTTAATAAGAGAGTGCATTTCCGAATTAATTGAAGAAGGAATGTGGGATGGATTGAAAAAGAGCCCACTTGCAGTTCCTCCTGAAGAAAGAGAAGCTGTTTCTAAGAAAAACAAGGAACAACTTGGCCGTTATAAAACTAAACCTGGAAAAATCAAAGGTTGGCACAATCAGCCGATGAAAGAATCTGAATTATTACAGGAATTCTACGGTGGTTATCAAATTTTTGTATTTGCTGATGGAACAGCATATGTTAGTCGTTATCCTAAAGCTCATGATGAGTTAGAGAAGTTAGGAAAAGAGCCAAAGGCGGTTAGTGTTCCTATTGATTTTAAGAAGTTAGAAGCTGAATATGGTGAAGATCAGTTAGAACCATTACGTGATCCCAAACATCCGAACATTATACAGTTGCCTATTCAACAAGTTAGATCATTAGCTGCCACTCATAAAATTAAATTTAAAAAGTTAGTTCCTAAAAGTGACGTAGACAATTACCCACAGGGAATTGACAATACGTTAGCATCAAACGACATGCACAAGAAAGTTGCTGTTGCTGGGCAAGTTCCTTTGGATAGTATTTTATATACAGACAATTAATTTGAAAAAATAGTTGACTTTTTATAAAAAGAGTGTCATTGTATATAATATGAATGACACAGTTACACATAAATTAGTTTTATATGACACTCCCGACGTTGAATTGGGTTGTGCTCATGAAGCTGTTTGGGTAATTTACGACAAAGAAAACCACGACGGAAAAAATCAGTTAGCGACTAAAATTATTGATGATGCTGAAAATTGTGAGAAAACAGATTGTTTTGTTGGTTCACTCGAAAAGTGCAACGAATATAAAAAAATACTAGATTCGTATTCAATCATCAATGAAATAGTTGAGATTTAACTCGTTTTTATATATGCTTTATATTTATAAGGTATATGAGCGATAAAAAATTATTAAATGAAAGAATGTTTGTTTTAGCAGGCATTAAACCTGTTACAAGCATTGGATGTAGTTCTCCTTCTAAATTAGATGAAAATTCCGAAGAAACGGAAGCTAAAATTTCTAGTTTATGGAATGCTATTTCAGCACACATTGGATTGGGAAATTCAAAACCTTTACATAACTGGTTGAAAAATAATAATCCAAACATGGATATCAGTATTGCAAGAGATTTGATAAATCAATTTCACTTCGGAAAAATATCAAAGAATGAATTCCAAAGTAAAATGTTGACTCCTGCTAGTGGTGAGGCTGACGATTACGTAAATCATGTTATGAATGAATCTGAAGAAGTATCTTCTTGTTGTGGTGCTCCAATTAAAATGAGCGACATTTGTTCAAATTGCGGAGAACACACTGAACCTCAATCATACGAAAATGAAACGTTAAACGAAAATACAATTAAAGAACAATTGGGAATTGTAAAACCAGCAACCCAATACAAAGCTCACGACAAAGGATTGATTTCCGAAAGAGCGTTTGATATGGTCGGTGGAATCGTTTATCCACAGACAATGAAAATGAGTCGTTCTGGCCCACAATCAGATCAAGAAATTGTAAGTGAAGTTCAAAGTGATTTAAGTCGTAATGAGTTATTTAATACATTACAACATTTACAGTCTTCTTTATTGATGGAACTTGCTGAAGAATATACTTCTTCTCCTGCTGGTAAACAATGGGGTGATATTGTAGAAGATTTATCAGAAGCATATTTAAATGACGCTTCTGCTAGGAAAACTATTCATTTAACATTACAAAAAGCTGGATTGGTATAATGGTTGACGATCCTAAACAGAATTATTTCTTAAAGAGCAACGATCTCATTGGCAACGATACCATAATCGTTGCTGATGATGAAGAGATATATAACGTAGAAATTCAAAACGGAAATGTGGCAAGCGTTTCATCTGAAAATGATGAACAGTTTGATATTGATGAAATTAATGCTAGATTAGCAGCTGGTTCCGATTTAGGAGAAGCATTATCAGGAGAAAAGACAATGAAAGAATCAATCAGAAATTTAATTAAAGAGAGCATTACTGAAGTTGTAATTGCTGAATACAAAAAACGCAAATTATCAGAAAATAAACGAATAAAGAAAATGTTACTTCCACTGATAAAAGAAGTGTTGGAGGAAGAAGCACCCGAAACATCTATGATTACAATATATTTCCAAGACGGTAAATTAGGAGATGATAGTAAGAAAGTTGCAATTCCACTGAAATTGAAAGGGCCTGCTGATCATTCAGGTGACGAAATGGAGGAATTTAAGGGTAAGATTAACAAATTTTCAATATTGTTAAGAAAGAAAAAGAAAATTCCATCAACTTATGTTCCTGTTGGATATCAATCAGGTAGAGGACGAATTATTCCGTTATCAATCACACCAACAGCGGGACAGTCTATTGCAAGAGATTCTACGGGAAGAATGTAATTTTTTAAAAAAAAAAGGTTGACTTATTGAAATTTATGGTGTAATGTTTTATATATGATGACAAAAACAAACACTCATAAACTTATAGTAATAAACACCGAATACCATTACGATAGGGGATTTCTTTCACCCGATGAGGCATTGTGTTTAGTCAGCGATCAATTTCGTAATTCAGAAGATTCTCTTGAACAATTAAATGAATTTAGAAAAATTGGTTATATGGAAATATATCAAGGATCTCTCAAGGAGTGTAAAGTAAAATCACATATTCTATCAGAATATAATCTTGATTTCAAAATTACTGAAAACCGTTGATTTTTTATTTCAACGGTTTTTTTGTATACACCCATTTCAAATTTCCACAATCCCATATTCTGTCAAATCCATTAGCTTTCATATTTTCCCATTCGGTTAATGTTGGGTCGAATGTCTGAAGTTTATCTTTTTGTTTGTGTTTGTGAAAATTTATACGGTTTATAATCATTTTATAGTCAGGTGTAATATAATGGTAGCCAGGTGACGTGTTTTTAAAAAACTCAAATCCTAACTCTCTATACACATCTCCACCAAACAAGCGTCTATCAGCGTAAGATAATATTGTATCAGGATTAACTTCATTTATAAAACAATTAAATAATTTTGACGTTCCTCCAATTACTGACGTATTTAACTTATTACAAAATCTGCTTATTTCATATTGTATTTTTTTATCAAATCTACTTTTACAAAACGTCATAACAGACACAATTTCATTTTTATATTTCAATCCATATTCATAAGAACTTTTATCTTTTCCTTGTATATGATTTATTTGTAGAAACTCGTTTTTTTCCGATTTTGACAATTTAACGAATTCACATTTTCTAGCAAATATTTTTCTTATATTATTAGAGTTTAATTTTGTTCTTAGTATGCTTTTGATGTTTTCCGCTTTTTGTTTCCATTCATATTCAAATATGTGTATTAAATTTATACCATTCATTATACACTTATTTGTTTTATTTATACGATACGTTTTATTTAACTTACCGGCTTTTTCTGAATGAGATTTATGATCACATAATTCTATTGCTAAGTTTAATTCTTCTATATAAAAATCGAGCGGTAATCCAATGAAAGGTTTTTTTACATTAGTTTGTATGTTATATGTTGTTTCGGATTTTAAAAAATCAAATAGTTCTGTTTTATAATCTATAACAACCTCACAATCACTACAGAAAACATTCTGCAATGAATATACATAATTTTCAAACACTTTACCACACGTATTACATTTAAACGAATATATGTTATCTGTGCGGTAACCTGTGAACTCCTGAATATCAAATAACAACTCAACGTTTATTTGTTTAGCATACTCTAATAATGTAGAATATTCCGTGGCATTCTTTGTATCAAAACACTTATCTTTAAATTGTTTACTTTTACGTATGTTATCCACCCCATACCGTTCTAAACACGTTTGTTTGCTTTTCTGTATGTTATTGTAATTGCTATCTCCGTATTTATCAAACTTAGTATCTTTAACTTTTTGCTTTATAACATCATTACACAGAGCATTTTCAACTCCATATTTCTTTAACATTGAACGCTTAAAATTATCCTTTACCTTATTAGTCTTCATTGGATGGTCTACGTTATATTTTTCAATATACGTTTTACGCTGACTTTCCGCAATTTTACGCTTTGTTTCAGGATCAGCATTAGAACACTTCTTGCTACAATACTTACGAACATTACGTTTATAATAATTAACCTCAAATTCACCATTACAATACTTACAACTCTTTATAACTGATTTTCGTTTACCCATAGGCTCAATAACTGGCATATAATTATAATTGTATATCATTTATATTGTAATACTTCAACGAAAAAATATTTATTATAAGATATAACTTTAACCTAAAGGAAAAACAATGGCTGATTTATTAGAAGCAAATGAACAATTCTTTACAGCATTTGAGCCAAAAACTCAGAATCGTTTCATCATGTATATTGATGGAATTCCTGCGTATTTGATCAAAAGTGCTGCAAGACCATCAATCAATCTTAACACTATTAAGATGGAACATATGAACATCTACCGTAAACTGAAAGGTAAAGCGGAATGGAACGATATCGAAATCACCATGTATGATGCAGTTGTTCCTTCAGCAGCTCAAGCTGTTATGGAGTGGATTCGTCTATCACATGAAAGTGTGACTGGTAGAGACGGTTACGCAGATTTTTACAAAAAAGATGTAACTTTCAATATTCTGGGACCTGTCGGTGACAAGGTTGAAGAATGGACTTTAAAAGGTGCTTTCGTATCACAAGCAAACTTTAACGGTATGGATTGGGCAACTCCAGATCCAGTTATGGTTAACGTTACGCTCAGTTACGACTACGCTGTGCTACAATTTTGATGTTGTAACTCACTCATTTTCAACTACTTACGAAACCCCTCAATTAAATTTGAGGGGTTTTTTTATTATATATTGACAAAAACATAATCATAACATATACTTATATTTATGGATAAATTTAAGTGTATGTATTGTGATCGTGAATTTGAATCATATGACTCAATGAGAAGACATGTAAGTAGAACTCATAAAATTAATTCTCAGAAATGTTATGTTGATTATTATTTGAACGGAGAATGGCCTACGTGTAAATGTGGATGTGGTGAAAAAGTAAAATGGAATCCAGTAAATGGATCGTTTAGAGAATTCGTTCAAGGTCATCAATCAAGAGTGGCGAATAATTGGGGTCACAACAAGAAAGCCATTGAGAAATCAGCAGAAACGAGAAGACAACAATTTGCTAATGGCGAACGTGAAGTTTGGAATAAAGGATTAAATAAAGATATTGATGATCGTGTTGCTAACAATGGAAAAATGAAATCAGAATCATTTACGGATGAACAAAAGAAAGAATATTCTGATCGTATGAAACAAATGTGGAAAAATGAAATCATAACTCCATTAACAGGCTCTGCTCATTCACAATGGAACGGAGGAAGTTCAACCATCCAGCAAATTGCTCGTGGTTCAAAGAAACATTATGAGACTTGGAAATATCCCATTTTAAAGAGAGATAACTTCACATGTCAACATTGTGGATCTATAAGCGATTTACAAGTTCACCACGACGATATTGAGTTCAGTGAGGTAATTGGTATTATATTAGAAGAGAACGTTGATTTAGCGAACAGTGAGTGGTTTGAAGATAAGAAAATATTAGCGGATAAAGTAATGGAGTATCACGTTGAACATAATATATCAGGGATTACAATATGTAAAAAGTGTCACTGTGAATTACATCCATGTTACAATTTATGAAACGAATTAAAATGACTAAAGAGAAATATGTGGAGTATTTAAAATCTCCACATTGGGGGGAATTACGGAAAAGGTATTATGCATCAAAATTATATAAAACGTATTATCAGGGATGTAATAAATTTTGTTGTTATTCTTGTCATAAGTCTGACATTCCATTGGATTTACATCATAGAACATATAAAAGATTGGGTAATGAACATTTAAATGATCTTGTATTGTTATGTAGAGAATGTCACGGAAATACTCATAGTTTAGAGAAAGGTTTGAAAACAAACGTATGGAGTGCTACTAAAAAATATAAAAAATGTATTCAAAAAAATAGTAAAAAATTCAACAAAAACATAGACAGTAGAATTACCATTACTTCATTAGTTGAAATCATTAAGGATAATGGATTTTATATAACATTTAAATCTACTGGTAAGCTAGTATCTCCTAAAAAATATAAATACAGACATCAAGCATTAAAAGCTGCTTGCACTAAATTTAAAAAAATAATACTGGCTTCTGAAGATTGATTTTTTTAATTGACTTATTTTCATGATATGATATACTTATATGAAAGAGTAACCGTATGTGATGGATAATAAAGACAAAAAGAAAAAGAATTCTAAATTTTGGGAAGAAAAAACATGTGACCAATGTGGAAAAAGATTTGAAGCATTAAAATCACGCAATCAAAGATTTTGTTGTGGAAAATGTTCTAGTTCATTTACTGCTAATGATAAAGATAGAATCGAGAAAATCAAGAAAACGAAATTAGAGCGTTATGGAGATTCTTCTTATGTAAATGTGGATAAGGCTAAAAAAACGTGTTTGGAAAAGTATGGAGTTGATAATGCTTCCAAGACAAAGGAAGTTAAAGACAAAATACAAAAAACAATGGATGAAAAATATGGCGGTCATTTTTTCACCACAGATGAATTTAAGAAAAAAACCAAAGAAACATTAGGCGTAGATAACGTATCTCAATTGGACGAGACTAAACAAAAAGTAAAATCTACAGTTAATGATCGATATGGAGTTGATAATGTATTTCAGTCAGCCGAAGTTAAGGATGTCATCAAACAGTCTAATCTGGAAAGATACGGAGTCGAATACCCATCACAATCCACTGAAATTAAAAGTAAGATGGATTCCGCTTACAAAAAAACATTTTACAATAAATTAAATACAATACATAAATTAAACTTAAAGGTTCAACCTTTATTTTCATTGGATGAATATATTAATACCGATCGAAGACATAATTATAAATTCAAATGCTTAAAATGTGACAGTGAATTCAGCGATCACATTGATGGTGGTCATCTTCCTCGTTGTATTGAATGTTATCCATTGAATAAAGGATCTGTATGTGAACATGAGATTGTTGATTTTCTAAAGAGTATTTTAGGCGATGATCGAGTTTCAACCAACCGACGTGATATAATCGATGGTAAAGAGTTGGATATTGTAATAGAAGATTTAAAATTAGCAATAGAATATGATTCGTTTTATTATCATTCATTTAGTCACGTAGGGAAAGATTATCACATTGACAAGACTATAGCATGTGAAGAAAAAGATTACCGCTTGATTCATATATTTGAAGACGAATGGATAAATAATCAGAATGTTGTAAAATCAAAATTAAAATCAATAATTGGAAATGACACGGAGAAGGCTGTTTATGCTAGAAAATGTGAAGTTAAAGAAATCGATTCTAAGTTGAAACGAACTTTTCTTGAATCAAATCACATACAAGGGTCAGACAAAAGCAAGATTAAATTGGGATTATACCATGAAGACGAACTCATTTCTGTTATGACATTCTCGGAGAATCGTGTAGCATTAGGTTCTAAGTCAAAAGAAAATGAATATGAATTATCAAGATTTGCAACATCCAAGCGAGTAGTTGGAGCGGCTGGTAAATTATTTAAATATTTTACTTCAACTTATAACCCAACAAAAGTTACAAGTTATGCTGATAGAAGATTTTCTTCTTTAGACAACACGTTGTATGATCAGATAGGGTTCGTTCTGGATGGAATTACTCCTGTTAATTTTTGGTATTTTAAAAACGGATACAATAAAAGACACCATCGATTTAATTTCAGAAAATCCTTATTGAAAAACAAGTTAAACGTGTTTGATTCTGAGTTAACGGAGTATGAAAATATGCAAATGAATGGATATGATCGAATATACGATTGTGGCAATTTAAAGTATATATGGAAACCGTTACTTTAAACTTACAAAAATCTAAAGTTATTTTCCCCTACGGTAAACTAGGGAGACTCCTAAATCCAAGATATTTTTAGCAGCATTATGGTCAGCGTGGTCAGTATGACCACAATTAACACATTTAAAAGTATCTTGTTTTGATCTATTTGTCCTATCAGTATGACCACATTGGTTACAAGATTGACTAGTATACATAGGATTAACAGAAGTGAAACAAACACGGTTTTCTTCACATTCTCTTTGTATCCTATCTAACCAATACCTATAATTCCAATTACCAATAGATTTTCGCAAACCTTTACCAATCTTACGATTAGTTTTAGTTTTGAAATTCATATTTTTTAATCTTTCAACCACAATTCGTTGTAATCTTGGATTCTGTTTAAACACTTCTTTGGCACAAGTGTTTATATAATGTTTTAAATAAAGTCTTAATTGATTTTGTCTTTTACTTCCTTGTTTACATCTTTTTATGGATTCAATGATATTTTCTATATTATCACCAATTCTTTGATTTTCAGATGTTGTTGCAAGACATTTAATACCAGTATCAATTCCAATTGTTTTTCCTTCTGTTTTCTTTTTATCAACTTCCATTTCAAATGAAAATTGAATATAATTTTTAGTAATAACATAGGAATTTAATCTTTTACCTTTAGATTCCCATTTATTGAATTGTTTATGTTTCTTAATAGGAAGTTCTAATTTAATTTTATTACCGATTGATGTTAATCTAATATAACAATCAAATGAAGAATTAGATTCTTGTAAATCTGCAATAGTTGATGAACAATATATTCTATCACCTTTATGAGTGGGTTTCTTCATTTTATCTGGTTTATTTTTCCATCGTTCTCTTGACGCTAGTATCATATCAATTGATTCCCTAGCTGCAACTTTTCTTAAACGTGCAGATAACCAAGTAGTTTCTTGTGGCAAATCAACAATAGGTTTTAATAATGAACCTTTATCTAATTTTTCTTTATTCCAGAAATATTCAATAAAAAAATTAACAACCTTTGAATATTCATTTAACACATATTCCAATTCACTACGTTTCTTATTAGTAGAAAATTTTAATGAACATTTTGATGATCTAATAAATTTCATAATGGGTTAATCTTTATTATAAATATAATCCTTTTTTAATTATTTACCAAATAACATAACATTTTTAGATTTTTGTAACATTTTGTAATTAATTTAGATTTTTAACTAACTGTTACCGACCCACGATTTAGTGGGTTTTTTCATGCGTATATATTTATAGTTATGAACAACAATACGATCATACAATTATTAGTAGGATTTTTACTAAGCGTAACGTTAGCTCTTGGTGGTTGGTCATTAAAACAACATTTTGAAACTAATGCTAAGTTGTCACAAATGACGGTTACTTTACAACAAATTCAAGACAACACAACATGGCAAAACAAAAAAGACGAAACTGACAGAATGCACTGGAAGTATTTAAGTTGGGCTAGAGAACACATTGACAAGTTATATAATGAACTTGATATGGAGTTACCAGAGAAACCAGATCTTGATTGAAAATATATATGAATTTAAAAGACATTATACAGGAAAAAATACCATTCGGCAAAACTGCTAGTATAAAACGTGGATTGAAATCTAAACATGGCAAATCCACTCTTGACGGTGGAACATTTGGAGTAGAGTTTGAGTTTTCTTCTAAAAACGATATTGATTTGGTAGCTTTATTGTTCAACAATAAAGATATTGTCGCTAAGTATTTAAAAAATAACCTTCCCGGTAGCTTTGAATATGATTATGACAATTTTGTAGAACAAAAAAGATTTGAATTAAATCGAAATAATTCAGTAAACGACTGGGATGATTCGTATGGGCCTATTGATGTTGTAACATGGACGGAAGAAAATCCTAAGCCTGAAAGAGAAGATTACGATTCAAAAGAAGAATACAAAATTGATTTAGAGAAATGGGATGTCAAACGAGATGAGGTTGAGGAAATTTACAATAAATGGGAGCATTTTGAAAAAAATAATAATATGGATGACTTCTGTGAGAACGTGTTTACCAATAATCAATTGGATCGTTATTTGGATTCTGACGACATTGATAATTTATTTGGCGACTATAACAACGTCGAGGAAATTATATCATCGGTAACGAATTTTTTGGAGGATTTGGGTGAATCTGTTGGTGATGATCCGGACGAAACCACTTGGGCAGTTTTTCCGGAACACGACAATATGGTTGAAGTTGCTAGTAGACACTTGACTAAAAAGGATTTTCCGTTGTTGGTAAAGTTAATGAAATTTATTCACGATAATTTCAAAGTTCACGGTGGCTCTTCTGCTCATGTTCATGTTGGTGTGCCTGATCTTAACTGGTTTGATTCTCTTGTTATGGCTACGTTAGTTGATGAAGACAAGATAAAGAAAGATATTTCTCCAGACAGAAAATTTACTTCTTGGGCTAATTTAAATGACGTTTTACATTTAAAGTTATATCATATATTAAAAAACCATTTTAAACAGTCAACGTTTGTTTCAGAAATTGAGTTATTGCAAATAGTAAAAGATATTGGAAAATATTTTGGAACAAACACAACAGCATTCGTTAAACAAGGAACTATTGAATTTAGATATTTTTCATCACAGATCATTTCCAAACCAAAGAAATTTTTAAAATGGATTGAATATTTTTTGGTTTTGCCTCATGTTGCCAAAAGACGCAAGGATGTTGTTTTTGGAGAAAAAGGCAATGTGGTTAAATTAAAACGTATTCCAGGAGGAAAGATTGAAATTATATTCGATGATGACAAATCTTCTAGTAAACTCCCATCCGGAATATCCCCAGATGATATGAAGGATCGTGAACACACAGGAGTCGAAGGATTGAAATATTTCAAAAACGATGACAGAAAAACACTCGTCAAAGCGTTAAAAGGAATGCCGTTAAACAAACGTAACAAGTTCCTTGCGATGATTAAAAACCCTAATATGGATTCTCATAAGAAATTAAGATCGTTAATCGATAAATTTGATGATTCCAATAAAAAGAGTATAAACGAAGATTACCCTAAAAGTTTTTCTATGGAAGAATTTAATAACATTCCTTCTTATAGAGGGAAGGTTAAATACGCTAATGACCGCTTGAAGAAATTAGGAGCAGGTTCTTCTCGTGTTGTATTTCAAATTGATAATAATAAGGTATTAAAGTTAGCAAAAAACGGTAAAGGATTGGCACAAAACGAAGTTGAAACTGATGGATATTTTGGTCAAATGGATATAACTGCTAACATTATTGATTACGACGATAAACATGATATGCCATATTGGGTTGAAATGGAGTTGGCAATTCCCATCAATCGAAATAAGAAAAAATTGGAACACTTGTTGGGATTGTCTTTAGAAGAATTAGAGTCTTTTTTAATTGCCAATAATCCTAACTCAAGAGGGCCATCGTATAGATCATATAAAATTTCACAAGAAAGAATGGATGAATTGTGGGAACATGAGTATGCTTCACAATTGGTAGATTTGGTTGGAAATATTGACATGGAAGTTGGCGACCTGGTAAGACCTAGTAGTTGGGGAATTGTAAATCGAGGCGGCAAGGATGAACCTGTATTAATTGATTTTGGGTTCACAAACAACGTAAGAGCTAATTATTATGCAAGATAGCAATTTGTCAGAGAAACCGGATCTTGATTAATTTTCTTCTTCTCTCAATTCCACATCACCTTGTAGATGATTCAAACATCCCAATAAATGTTTACATAATCCCGTTTCAAATGTAGGATTTGTTACATTTGGAAGAGCGCCATTTGAAAATTCTATATCGGATGCTCCTTGAAGTTGATTTGCTTTTTCCATACGATATTTAAAATCTTTGCAATCACATGAAACTTTGCATTTCATTTGTCTTAGATCTTCACCTTTCAAAATTTGAGGCGGTATTTTCTTATTAACAAATTGTTTAAATTTTTGTCTAACTGACTTCCACCAGATTCCCACTTTACCCATCATTGATTTTTCATCGGATTTAGCTGGTGCAAATTTAATATATCCTCTATGAGATTTTCCTTCTACAGATGGAAATGATCTAAAATCAAATTTCAAAGACACGTTGCCATCACGTAACATAACAAATTTAGGCGGAGATGTTTTAACATTCTTGGTTGTTTGTAACCTAGTTGGAAAATTTTGATCAGTCGATGATTTCAATTGATCATATGAAACCCATTCTGAAATAATTTCAGTTTCAGTTTCATTTAACAAGTCTTTTAATTTGATCATGTATATAAATAGTTATTATGCTATATTTATATACATGAAATACCGTTACAAGATAGACGAATCTATTGGACAGTTGAAATTTGACAAACTTTTGGGGAATCATAGACCTGATAGTTTGGTTAAGCGGACAAAAACGGGAAAACAAAAAAGAGTTGGAAGTCAAATAATACGACAACGTGGAATGAAGCCTGGAATGTTTCGTAGAAAGACTGTTAGTGGAGTTTCTTTACCATCGGATGAATGGTATGAACCTATAGCGTTTGCAAAAGACGAAGAGACAGTTCCTCATGAGGGATTTCATAACACGATGAAGATAATTGAAGATCGGTTTGGAAAAAAAGTGGCCGATGGGATAATTCAAAAATTGATTTCTTACATTCCACGAAAAACTAAAGGAGAATTGACTTATATGTTGTCTGCTGTCAGATCTTATATGACATCAACAAACAAATATGATGAAGAAATTATTAATATAATTCACGATATATTATCCGATAAGAAATATAATATAGATGGAACCGGATCTAGTGCAAGATCACATTACATCAAATCTATAATTCAATTGAACGATATAGATCCATCAGACGAAGCTTCTATTTTAGAAATAATTCATTATAAAATAGCAGAATTGAAGAAAATATGGAAGGAAATGTTGAAATTCAGTAAACAGTTAGTCGTTGACAAAAAAGATATAAAACCAAAATACAGACATGAACCTATCAACTAAAAATTTACCATATCCAGCAGGTCATTCGCCGATGACCGCTAATTTACCAACGTTCGATCCAATTGATATGATGATGAGACGTAAACGTGTTCAAGACGGTGAAGAGGTTCCTGAGACGGTTCAATTTGATCCCCAAGACATAAAAGAGTTGGAAGAGTTTTGTCAGAAACATGGCATCATGGGATTTGATTTTGGTAAGATGGGGCCTAAAGCAGCACTTGCTATGTTAAAAGGTCAATTTGGAATGGCTGATGATGTGGTATCTAACATGGAAGCATCCGGACATCGTGTGGTTGGAAAAGAATATAAACAAGACCGACAAATTTTAAACGGATAGTGTTATGCCAAAAGACATCATAAAGAAATTTCAAGATCAATATGGAAAAGAAGCGGGAAAGAAAGTTTATTATGCTACTGCTAATAAACAAGATCGTGATCCAGAGACTTTTGAAAAAATTGATGAAAATTTAAGAAAACAATATGGAGTTGGCAAATACATTGGAGGTGCATTGTATTTTCACAAGACGTATGTTGATGATATAGTTCCACCCGATGTATTATCCAAAGCATTATCATTAATTGGAGATGACATCAAAACATACAATATAATCAAATATTCCCCAAAAGAAAACAAAATTAGTTTTTTACAGAGTTCCGACTTTGATTCAGCAAGAGAACCCCTTGTTGATTACGGTTACTCAGTGGATTTAAATAAAGAAAAAACAGGCCTTCGTAAAGTTGGTCAAATATATCACCACAAATGGCAATTTGTTAAACCCGATTATACTGGATTTGACTATAATGAAAGTCAAGAATGGAGCAAATTATGGTCTTCTAAATTTAAAGAAGCTGGATTAAAATTGTCAGATATTGGATGGAAACAAAAATGGGAAGATAAATTACAACAGGTTGGATTACCTTTGGATAATATGAAAGAACAATTAAAAGAAATAATAAAAGAATCGTTGGAAGAAATGATGGATGTTAAAAAAATATCAACTAGCATGAATTCAATCATCACATCGATGGAAAAGTTACCTACGGTTGACAAAGTATTGACCTCACACAGTAAATTAGACGGTTGGCATGGTGAAATTTTGGGTGCTGATGGAACTGTATATGAAATTGATATGAAACCAAAATCAAAACCTGTAAATGAGTCTGTTTTTGAGGAAGAGTATGTAAATGGATTTATAAGTGAAGATTACTCCGCTATAAATGGGTATGCTTATCGTTTAAAAGAATGTGGCGTTGATTCTAAGATGGGATATAACAACGGCAAACATAATTTAATGATACGTCGGGATCATTTAGGAAATGCTATTGATGTTTTAAAGAACTCTGCTGATGAATTAGGTTATACGGTAGCAGAAAGACTACAAAGAAGATATTTTGCAAAAATGTAATATTTATTAATATGAAAAAATCAGACTTAAAAAAAATAATTAACGAAGAGTTACGTATACAAAGAAAACGTTTATTTGAATCACAAGAACAACCTCAACCACAGATAACAGATCCTAATGCTCCTGTTGGTTTAAATCCAAAGAAAGCACAAGGAATTATTGCTGGTGCTATTAAGACTTTAATTAATTCCGGTGCTTTAACTGGAGTTGATCAAACTGTAGTGGATAGTTTGACTGCTGATTTGATTAAGAATTTAGACATTTCGGTTAAAGCTAAAACTTCTGAAATCGAGGATGATAAAGAGGAAGCTGATTCTGTTGATTTGGATGATGAAATTCCACATAATCGTGAAAGCGATGAATTAGATGATCAAAATCAATACGACAAACAGTTGAAAGCAACCACAAGTGATGCAAAAGAGGAAGAACCTGAAGAGGGTGGTGAAGAAGAAGCTCCTGTTGATGACATGGGCGGTGAAGATGACATGGGCGGATTGTTTGAGGTTAAAGACCTAAAGAAAATTTTCAAGTAATCGGATAAAAAAATATTCGGCTACTATATATACACAGTTACAAATTAATACAAAAGTTTAGTTATGGATAATATACCTATTAAAAAGATGGGCGCTGATGGCATCAATCCAAATTTGGATTTGCCAGAAGAGGTCAAAGCAGCATTACAAAACGACATTGATAATGCACAGGCAACAGCTCCAGCTGCTCCTGTTCAACATGATTTTCCAACGGAAGTCATTGAGTTGCCAAGTGAAGGTCACTTTTA